ACATCCGGTGCTACAAATCTTGGCGTTTTTAACGGTTGCTTCTATATCGACCCTAATACGGCAAAACCAACGTGGTCAAATTATTACAGCCAGGTAAATGTAACCGCTTCTGGTTCCATTTCTGGCAGCACTAATATTGATGCGTACCTCTATGATGATCCGAGAAAGATCTTTGAAATCCAGTGTGATGGTACTATCGCTAAGACTGATATTGGCAAAAATGCCGATACAACCCTTGGCACTGCTAGTACTGTTAACGGACAATCAGTTACAGAGCTTAAGGCATCTGGTATTGCTACCACTGCTGCTTTGCAATTGAAAGTTATGGGTATTTCTAAAGATCCAAGCAACAGTGATGCTAGTTCTGCGAACGCGAATTGGTATGTTCAATGGAATGAGCATATCTACTTCAGTTCTACTGGTATTACTGGCACATAAACCTAGGAGGAATTGAACAATGGTTATTTCAAGAATGCAATTGGTCAAGGAACTTGAACCGGGTTTAAATGCTTTGTTCGGGTTAGAATATGACCGATACGAAAATCAAGATCGTGAAATCTTTGATACAGAGAGTTCCGATCGTGCATTCGAAGAAGAAGTAATGTTAGGTGGATTTGCCAATGCAGAAGTAAAACCTGAGGGTCAAGGCGTAGTATACGATGACGCTCAAGAAACTTTTACTGCAAGGTACACCCACGAAACAGTTGCTTTAGCTTTCTCATTAACTGAAGAAGCCGTAGAGGATAACCTTTACGACAAAATCAGCACTCGATACACAAAATCATTGGCACGTTCAATGGCTAACACTAGACAGGTAAAAGCTGCAAACATTCTTAATAGAGCGTTTAACAGTTCTTATCTTGGAGGTGATTCAAAGGAGCTTTGCGCTACTGATCACACCACTCTTAGTGGAAACCAAAAGAACGAATTGTCAACGGCTGCCGACTTGAACGAAACTTCGCTCGAGCAGGCAATGATCGACATCGCTGGCATGAAGGATGAAAGAGGATTAAAGATTGCTCTAAGGGGCATGAAAATGATCATTCCGGTAAACCTTCAATTTGTCGCTGAAAGATTGTTAAAATCTGCGGGTAGAGTAGGTACTGCTGATAATGACATCAACGCAATCAAATCAATGGGAATGGTTCCACAAGGTTATGTGGTTAACAATTTCTTAACTGATACTGATGCTTGGTTCATTAAAACAGACGCTCCTAATGGAATGAAACATTTCACTAGGGCTCCTATTCGAACAGCAATGGAAGGTGACTTCGATACTGGTAACGTTAGATATAAAGCAAGAGAAAGATACAGCTACGGCTGGTCTGACTGGCGCGGAATATTTGGCTCACCAGGAGCATAAACAATTTAAGGAAGGGCGAAGTTAGTTCGCCCTTTCTACCCTAGTATAATAGTTATGCAGACTGGCTAGGCAGACGGTATAGAGACGGCATAACGAGGGCTATACAACCAGGAGGTAACAATGGCTTTAACAACTTTTCAGGGACCTGTAAGATCTTTAAAAGGATTTTACGCTCAGGGACCAGCTACTGTAGTAAGCTTGACTGCTGACACAACTTTAACTGTTGCTGCTCATGCGGGCAAAATTATGGTAACGAACGATGCAGACGGTAAATTTACTTTACCAACAATTGACGCAACTGCAGATGCAGGACAGGCTGGACCAGGACCGGATCCCAACAATACAAATAACTTAGGGTGTGTTTATACATTTATTGTAGAAACTGCAGCAACTGACATGGACATCTTAACAGATGGAACTGATAAATTTGTCGGTGGTCTGTATACTGGTGTTGACGATGCAACAGGTAAAACATTTATCTCAGCTTCGGCTAATGATGTTATTACAATGAACGGCACCACTAAAGGTGGACTTGTCGGTTCAGTTGTGGTAGCGACAGCTATGGCAGATGATAAATATCATATTACAGGATTCAGTTTAGGATCAGGTACTTTGGTAACACCATTTGCTAATAGTTAATAATTAATTTGGGTGGGGAGAAATCCCCACTCTTTAATATAGTGATATAGGAGAAACTATGAGTGATTATAGCTCACCGGTAAAGACAACTAGATTAACATCTTCAGGAGCAATATTTGCGGGTCCATGTAAAATCTTATCTATTTATTTTGTAAGTACTACTACTGCAGGAAGTATTACGATAAAAGACGGAGGATCAGGTGGAACTTCATTGGCAGTTTTTGATACACCAGTAGGTGGAACAAGTGCAAGTGAACCTGCGTTTTATCAAATTGATCTTCCAGGACTAGGTCTTAGATGTGAAACCAGTGGATACGCAACATTATCTAACGTTGATAAAGTAACAGTTATATACGGATAAAAGTTTATGGCTTATTCGGGCACTAGAACTTTTAATCTTAATATAGAGGAGATCATCGAGGAAGCATACGAAAGGTGCGGACTTGAGGTACGAAGTGGTTATGACTTAAAAACCGCTAGGAGATCCCTTAATTTAATGTTTTCGGATTGGGCTAATCGTGGTTTAAACTTATGGACCATTGATTACGCAACACAAACCATGACAGCAGGAACTAATTTTTATACTATTGATCAAAAGGTAGTTGACATTGTTGATGCTGTTATAACCACTACAGCTGGAGCTACAGCAAACATAGAGGCCGATAAAGATACAACTGATGTGGCCATTACAAAAATTTCAAGAACAGAATACATGAATTTAAGCAGGAAAGAGAATGCTTCTTCAGGGGATGGCAGGCCAACACAATACTGCATGATTAACGGACAAGTAACTACCGCTTCCGGCAGTGATTATGGACGGCCGGAAAACGACATGACCATATTTTTATATCCCAGTCCCGATAAAGCTTATATTTTAAAATATTTTTTCGTAAATAGAATACAGGATGCGGGAGATTACACTGATAATGCGGATGTTCCGTTTTATTTTCTTCCTTGCTTAGTTTCAGGATTAGCTTATTATATGTCTTTAAAGAGATCCCCCATGATGACCGCTAACTTAAAAGCTGTCTATGATGAGGAATTTGACAGAACGGCTGATGCTAACCGAGAACGAGTGTCGTTCAGGGTTAAACCAGCACAAGCGTACATACCTTAGGAGGTAATATGCCAAAATGTGAAAACTGCAATTGTGGGGATAACTGTGAATGCACAAATTGTGAATGTAAAAAGGAGGAAAAATGAGTAATAGACATTGGAATACCCAAACAACCAACACCAGAGATAAATCCGGTGGATCACCAGGAATTTGGAGGGACACAGGAACCTCTCCTGCGCCCAAGGCTAAAGCCATGGCACAGGGGGAAAAAACTGTTTCAGTTCCCAAAGGAGGACAAAGTGGAACTTCAAGAGGAATGGGTGCGGCCACTAAAGGCGGTAAATTTCATGTGGCTAAATCTAACGTATCTGTTTGGTAGAATGAATGGCATACGCTAGTGGAAAATTTGCTATTTCCATTTCTGATAGAAGTGGATTACAGTTCCCCTATACCGAAATGGTTAGGGAATGGACAGGAGCGTGGGTACACAAAAGTGAGTATGAGCCAAAGGCCCCTCAGTTAATGCCACACGAGCATAGTCCAGATCCCCAGGCTTTGGACAGAGCACGTCCGGCCAGAAAAGAATTGCCTGTTCCTAACTTATTACAAAACAATCCTATATCCACGGCCGGAACAACCACTATAACTGTCACTGAGATTTCTCATAAAAGATCAACTAATGATGCAGTTAGGTTAAGAAATATAGGGGGAAACATAGGAGGTATCGCACCTTCAGTTTTTAATTTAAATACAACTTTAAACGGGGCCCTTACAGCTTCAAGTACAAGCATAACTTTAACTGATGGATCTGCTTTTCCTTCAAGTGGATATATTGTAATAAATGAAGATAAAACAAGTTCGGGTGTACCAGTAGAAATATTAAGTGAAACAATTAAATACACATCCAGGGCTGGTAATGTTCTTAGTGGACTGACACGCGGTAGTGGAGCTCCTTCATACGGGGTTACCTTAGGGGATACAACAGCGGTGGCACATGACGATGGATCTAAAGTTTATGGATCATATTCCATTACAGTTGTTAATACTACATCTCCACAGGACACTACTATTAGTGATAGTTATACTTTTGTTGTAAACAGTGCAGCGACTTCCACAGCTGTAGGGGGAGGCTCTGTTGCTTCCGCTGGACCAGTAAATAGCAGGGCATAATGACAACATACAGCGAACTAGTAACCCAAATAAGAGAATATACAGAAACAGACAGCAGTGTCCTATCTGATACCATTGTCGATGATTTTATTGAGCATACTGAAAATGACCTTGTAAGACAGTTGGATATCCCAGCTTTTAGGGATTATCAGTATACTCAATTTACATCATCAAATCCGTTTTTAATTGTTCCAGGAGGAACAGCACCTACACCTTCAAGTTTTTCTGTCATAAGAAGCGTTAACGTTGTTGCTGATTTAACGGCCACTGATTCCACTGGAAATCGTTCATATCTGGAGGAAAAGGATGTTTCGTTCATGAATGAGTACTGGCCCAACAGAAACTTGACAGGAACTCCAAAATATTATACACAATGGGATTACAACAGTATATATGTTGTTCCTACTCCAAGTTCAGCCTTGTATTTTGAGCTGGCTTTGAGTAAACTAGACACTGCTTTATCAAGTACTGATACAACGTCTTGGTTAGGCAATAATGCTCCAAAAGCATTACTATACGGTTGTCTTGTGGAAGCTTTTAAATTTTTAAAAGGTCCCATGGAGATGCTGCAAACTTATACACAATCATATGCGCAAGCTGTTCAAGCTGTCGCTATGCAACAAATGGGAAGGGCTCAACGTGATGATTATATGCATGGGGCATTAAGAATACCGCGTCCATCCTTCCAACCTCAATTAGGTTCAATTAAGCCAATGGGTGGCGCAACAACAGGAGGACAATAATATGGCTATTACTCAAGCTGTG